GATAGATGTTGGGCAGATGATATCGTCACCGAAGACTCGGTAGTCGGAATTTAAATTCCGAATTCTACCGAATTTCCGGCGTGCAGTTGCCAAGGTGATACCTGCAAAGATCAAGCATTCAACGGGAAAGCAGCAAGCAGACCCCATAGGGGCGAACTTGGAGATTTCGAGACGATTATTGTTAACAATCGTATGCGTTGATCTCGTGGCGAGAAGCCACCGAGTCAATTTTGATGACCCGAAGATATCTTTGACGAGCTGCAGAGTTACCGAATCCGATGCTGATGAAAGGTCAATGGTCGCGAGATCCCTGTCACGGGATCCTCTGATAGCGAGTACTCCGGATACTTCCTGACAATGCAAATCAATTACATTGCGAAGGAAGGATCTAGAGATACAAGCATCAAGCGAACGGAAGACCGCCTGTTGAAAGAACTGAAGTTCAACGGGCTCAGCGGAGATACCCCGCAACTTCTTCCATGTTTTAGGAACGTAAATCACTCGTGAAGTACGAGTGCAACGCCCTAAAAGAGGGAAGGGTGAAAAATCACCCATGGTGCTGTCATAACCTTTCAGAAGGTAATTGATGCGAGAGTCGAAAGCCATATTAACATATTTGTTAATACGGTTCTTGATATTCACATCAGAGACAGCGCCCGGCCCGTGAGTAGCCAAACAAGGATTCATTTCAAATGAATCAATGATGGGCTGCAAAACGGATCGGACAGAAAGCACGAGGTCCCAATAAAGGGGATCGCGTAATTTCTGACACGAAGTTTCGACGGAGAACAAATACTCATCATATAAATATGATTCGTATTCGTTCGCGAGGAGGTCAGAACGGTCTATCTTTAACTTAGCCAGAAGTGAAAATAACTGACGAAGAAAAGAAGTACTTTCACGATCCAAATTACAACGTAAAATCGAAGTAATGAGGGGTGAAAGCAGCCTCCAGAGACCGAGCGACCCAGCAGAGAGACAGCAATGAAGCTCTTCACAGAGTATCTGATTTTTGAGGTCAGATAAATCAGACGATAGTGTTTTAGTAACAATATCGTTTGCTTCATCGAGCATTTCAAGGAAGGGGGAGACCCCTTCCCTATTTGTTAATATGGCCGCAGGGAAAACTAAAACCCTGCCCCCAAAAGAACAAAAGCTCGATTCATCAAGAATTGCACTTGCTTTCTCACTGATGATCGATAACCAAACAAACAAGGAATTCCGAAAGTTTTCGGAATCTTTGTTTGATAAAGTTATGGATTCAGTAAGGTGAACAGAGACATGCTCTGCCCTATGGACGTTCGTCCACAGGCATGCTAAATGTTCATTTAACATGTGATTTCCTGTTTAGAGGGCGATTACTCGCCGACTAAGACTCCTCGCATCATTTCTGTGACACGGGGGTTGCCATCATCGCCACACAGCTGGGATAGAGTTGCAACAAGCAAAGTTTTGATGACGCCATTAGTGACGTCACCATCATTTGGCAAGCGCAATTCAATTCGAGCTGTCATGGGAACGATGACAACCTGTCCGGAAACAGGCATGACTTTGGAGGCCGAGGCCGTAGCTTCAACGAAGATAGATTGACCACTTGCATTAGAGGCCTGATTCCCAAGAGGAACAGTGCCTTTTGCCAATGTTTGATAAACATTGGCGATGCGTGTGTTCGAGATCTTCACGTTGAAGGGTCGATCAAGAGGAGAAAGGACATCGGTAAGCTTTACAAGCGTACCGGTATCTGATACCTTTTGAAGGGCATCGGCACCGAACTGGACCACAGCCAAAGGCGTGGTTGCAAGGGCGGTGCTTTCGATGTCAAAGGACTCGCCGAGGTTAAGGTCTAACGACATTGTACAGGAATGCTCTTACTAAAGAGCGAATAAAGTAAGCTTCAAAGGCTCACTTGCGTAGCAACCGGCTACGCACGGAGTTAATTAGCGCTGAAATAAAATTCCAGCAGTGTTGACGTCCAGAAGATTAAATCTTCTGGATGAAGATCGAGACCCCTTCAACCCATTGGGTGAAGTGGAGTCCGCTACCACCAGCGAGAGAGAAGGCGTCGAATTGCCCCCAATCGTCAAACAAAGAACGCCTGTAAAGGCGGCCTTTGGATTTTCCGGTTGGAACCCAACCGTTGTTAAAGAGAACGCCGACCAGCTTCTGGTCGAGCGAAAACTTTAACTTCTGTGATTCTACCCTTTTGACAAGGGTATAATGCTGACTATCACCATACTGCCTCGATAAAGCATCGAGGGTATCTCCAATATTTACAAACCAGTCAATCACAAACGACATGGGAACTAAATCCCAGTCGCGCGAAAGAGTTGGAAGTAAATCAGAGGAGTCCAACGCGTCGATAACAATCGACTCAAGATCAAGATTGCGAGTGAGTATAAACTCAGAAGCTAATTTGACCTTGGAGGCATTAAAGAAAGGGGAGTCATAGTCATACTCTCCAGCGGACTTGCGAAGTCTGACTAAGTCAGACCCTGCAAGCCGGTGGAGAAGACCAGGACCCTTTTCTTTGATGCTCTTTGCATCGGAGTAGGTGCTCTCGAAGACAAATTTCCATAAAAGAACAGCATTAGCTAGAGCTTTTATGACCAAAAGTGGATTAAGGGATTCAATCCCCTTCCAAATTTGGACAATTTGACCGACAACTTCGAGAAGTTCAGCAACGCCGGCAAGATTTTCAACATTATTGGTTTCAAGGTCTTCTATCTTATTTAAAGAGATAGTACGACGATTAACCATTGACTTAGCAAGCTTTTCAGAATCAAGTGATAAATCACATAGACGCCGAAAACCGCGCTTAGTCTTGTTGAATGGAATATTGCCAGGCCAAAACTGCCTGTTTGTCCTCAACGTAGAGGCGAATGGAAAGCTAGTATGAAGTGTTTCTTTGGTATTGTCAGACCAATGAGTAACTTCAGACATGCAATTACATAAGCCTTTTACGAAAAGTATTCCATCGATGTTCCGTATGTGAGTCAAAGTGGCCATCCATTTAAAATGACGACTAGATTGACAATGCGAAACACCAGTGGAACGAGGCAGAACTGCACTACCGAATGAGTTACAGTAATCGACAGTACCTTCATTAATGAAAGTACTGCCTGTCTTTGGAACCTCGCGAGAGGAGTCAAAAACAGTAAGATTACCGACCCAATCGGACCCAGCCACATTAGCACCAGCTAAAGAGGAACCATAAAGGTACCCCGATAGTATGGTATCACCCGGCTTTGCTCCATGTTCCCCGACATCGTCATCGAGGTCGGAAAGATACATGGAGGAGATGCCACCGTAAGGGACGACGGATCTAGCCATCAAAGTCAGACTGGGGGATACAATCCCGGAATCAACTTTGAAGACAGAATAATCGTCGCCTCGAAACGAAGGTGAATAGGGCTGTGACAATCTTGGACGTATAGAACCGTCAAGAGTGCCGTGGTAGACAGGCTTGAAATCTGCATGAGACCGTTCTTTATCCATGAAATCGAGATCAATAGTGAAAGAATTCACTAAAAAGTCACGAATTGGATACCAGACGGAATCATCAGGTGGCGTACGATACGCAGCAAGGGCACTAGTTTGAAGGAATCCACTAGCTCTATAGAATAGAGCATCATCGAAACTTTCGCTAGGGTCAGCTACGAAGTAGCCAAAAACAGAATCAGGCGAGCCAAGAACAGTTATCACAAGAAAATCTCCAGTGAGAAGCAAGAGACCCGTTTAAAAGCG